TATCCAAATCTAATCTCATATCGTCGTATATGTCTTCAATACGTCCGTAGTAATAATTCATGTAGGATCCAATAACTTTAATGTATCCAGGGATTTCACCAGTTATTTTAAAAATAATATGTCTCATTATAAAAGTTTTTCAGTATCAGGTTTATCTGCCTTACCCAACTTAAGTTGATTCCTCAATGATTCTTCAATGGAGAAACTATTTGTTGTTGCGTTAGACATTAGTTGATTAATGTTCTTATCTATAAATACTGTGTAAGAGGAAGCAAGTGATAAAACTTGTTTCTGTTGTTCGGCCGACATCATTAAAATAGAATCTAAGTTACCTGTACCTACTCTACCATACGATATCATATCTAACATGGCTTGTTTTGCCATTCTAACCGTCCAATACTCGTGTTCAAATTTATCTTCTAATTCTTTATTACCTATAACATCTATTAAATTAGATCCGTCAGGTAGTTTGGCGTCATCAGTGTCTAAGAAATCTTTTATTAGGTCAATAAACCCTTGTCTCTCAATATAAGCGTCCTTCAAGTTTCTTTTAAACTTTCTAAGGTCAATCTTCATATCCGCAATATTAAGGTCAACTAATTGTTTTCTTTTGGGGTCGGTAAGAAATTCTTTACTCTCCTCTTGTATTTGTATTTCTAAGTCTTGTTTTTGTACAGTATACTCTAAATGTTCGACCGCATCTTCACGACCTCTGAGTTCGAGTAACCACTGTTTCAATTTTGCGTATGGAGTAATTTGTGCTCCCCCAACAAAAGTCTCTGCCTTATATCTCGGTAGTGCGAATGATACCTGTTCCGCTATTTCTATGAGTTTAGAGTTAACACCATCTCTTTCGTATTTAAAGTCTTGCATATAATAAAATTTTACTATAATATAAGTATAAAAAAGAATTAAATAAAGTGTAAAATGGTATTATTCTCTCCAAGCACAGTGACCTGAAGACGTACCTGCGTTCACTGCTGGTGGAAGACCTGCCGGATTTAAAACACCTGTGTCTGTTTGATAATACATCTTCCAACTATCGTTATTTTGAAGACTACTACCGTAACAACCTAACATGTATTGCCAATCCTGTCCCATTGCGAAATTCTCTTCACCACAATTAGGTCTTAACTTAGAAACATTACCAATATTAGTATCTGTAGATGTATCCCATCTTCTCAAATTGTAACCACCTTGGTAAGATCCCTCATTACCGGCATAACCCTTACCAACTTTAGACGCAATACCTTTTTGTTGTCCGTGTGCTGACCATGAACTTGACGCACTTGATATGGTCTCCGTAGAGAATTCCATTTTTATACTACTTGTACTCCATCCATAACCATGAGTTTCATTACAGAACGAACTCGCTCCACCACTACTACTTATCGAGGTTACACCATAGTTTGTTATTGTCGTTTCATTACTTAAATTAAATTTATCCACCTCAGTTCTGTTACCCGCGAAAATCCAAGCAAACTCATGTTCTTTCCACATGGTTCCACAATCGGACCTACTATATTGTAAGTCGTGGTTAGATTGGTGTGCGTAGTTAGTGTCCGTCATCATATTAACCGCTGAAGTTGTGTTACTATGTAGAGTTGTCGGTCCTTTGTGTCCATTATCAGTGTTCACGGACCACATATAAAATATAGATTTACTACATGCTCCTGAGGTATAGTTTGCAGGGTAGTCTAATAACTCACCTATGTGTGTTGTCTGATCAGTTGCATTAGTCGCTTTGTGTACATTCTTCCAAGGTGAACTTGATTTGTAACCACCAGCCATATACGAATAGTTTATTATTTGTCTGTACTTAAAGTTAGTCCCTTCATTCTGTTGTGCCGATATTCGTTCCCAACCATTTTCTATATTTGAAACACCAGTATAAACCATAAGATAACTTGTGTGTTCGGATGATTCTTCCAAGAATAAAGAACCCGATAATGGGTTCGATGGTCTCTGTGACTTAACACCTTTCGGTGGTCTTGCAGTGACTCTGTCCACTTTAAGTGAACCACTAACGGACATATTTTCGTATATCATATTCTTTCTATTTTATTCTCTCCAACCACAATGTCCAGAAGAAGTCCCTGGGTTTACCGCGGGATTTAAACCTGTAACACTTGTAGTTCCTGTGTCTGTTGAATACGTGAATTTCCACGCATTATTATTTTGTAAACCATTATAATTACCTAACATATACTGCCAATCCTGACCCATAGTAAAGTTTTCTTCACCACAATTTCCGTCAGGTTTAGGGACGTTACCAATATTCGTGTCTGTTTGATTACTCCATCTTCTTAAATTGTAACCTCCATTATATGAACCTTCATTACCGGCATAACCCTTTCCAACCTTAGAACTAATTCCTTTTTGTTGTGAGTGATTACCCCAACGATCCGAGGTTGTAAATGTTTCGGTTGCAAAATTTAATTTTACACCAGCGCCCGATGTCCAACCATAACCATGGAGTTCATCTGAAAATGCGGAAGCACCATCACTACCGTTTATTGTTGTTAATGTATATGCGGTATGTAAAGATTCTGTAGTTAAATTAAATAATTCCACGGTTGTTGAACCACCACTAAAAAGGTATGCCATTTCAGTTTCTTTAAACATAGTACCTAAATCACTTCTTGATATGGTAGTATCCATTGCCGCGGTATGTGCATAGTTGGTATCGGTCATCATATTTACTGCTGACGTGGTTGTACCATGTACATTACCCGCACTTTTCCAAGCACCATCATCATTAACAGACCAAACATAGAAAATTGTTCTACTACATGCCCCTGAGGTATACGATGCGGGATAATCCAATAACTCACCTAAGTGAGATGTTTGGTCGGTTGCGTTTACTGTTTTGTGTACATTCTTCCAAGGTGAACTTGATTTGTAACCACCCGCTAAATATGAATAGTTTATTATCTGATTGTACTTGAAACTAGTTTTACCAAAATTACTTTGATTTGCAATTCTTTCCCATCCACCGTCGTTTCCATTACCCGTATAAACCATTAAGAAACTATTATCAAAACTACCTGAGGTTGTCATTTCTAAATATAGAGACCCATTTTCTGGTGAAGATGGTCTACTCGCCTTCAAACCTGAAGGAGGTCTTGTAGGTCCTTGTCCTCTTAATGATCCACTAATTTCTAAATTTTCAAATATCATATCTATAAATAGTTAATTTCTCCAACCACAATGTCCTGATGATGCACCTGCGTTAACACCTGGTGCTAACCCTGCAGGATTTACCGTACCTGTATCTGTTGTATATGAGAATTTCCAACTCGCATTTGATTGACCCGTACCATCGTATGTTGCTAACATGTATTGATGGTCTTGTCCCATTGTAAAATTCTCTTCCCCACAATTTGCGTGTGGTTTAGGAACATTACCAATATTAGTTTCGGTAAAAACATCCCACCTTCTTAAATTGTAACCTCCATTATATGTACCTTCATTTCCACAATAACCTTTACCAACTTTAGAACTAATTCCTTTTTGTTGTCCACTAGATGCCCATGAAGATGCTCTTGTCTCGAACACATCAGTTGCAAAGTGACATTTGTTCCCACTTTGGGAACCATACCCATAACCATAGTTTTCATCAGAAAATCCTGAAGAACCTAATGTACTTGTAATGGATAGTGTTGTTGTAACATAAGGTGATCCACCTGGATAATAAGTGGTGTACATTGTCTCGTTAGTTAAATTAAATTTTTCTACAGTCGCCACCGATCCACCAAAAACGTATGCAAATTCAGTTTCCTTAAATAAAGTCCCACAATCATCCCTGGCATTTAATAAATCCCATTTAGATTGGTGTGCGTATGTGGTCTCGTTTACCATATCAACACCAGATGTGTGGGTTGAATGTATGGTGGTGGCTCCTTTATTACCACCGTCAGTATTTGTGGACCAAAGAAATAATTTAGTTTTACTACACGCCCCTGAGGTATAGTTTGCTGGGTAATCTAATAACTCACCTAAGTGAGATGTTTGGTCGGTTGCGTTAATTGTTTTATGTACATTCTTCCATGGTGAACCTGACTTATATCCACCTGCCAAATATGAATAGTTTATTATTTGTCTGTATTTGAATCCTGTTCTGTCAGTATCTTGTGAACCCACTGGTTCCCAACCATCATCATAATTAGATGACCCAGTATATGTAACAACGAAACTACCACTTGTAGATTCTTCTAAGTACATAGAACCAACCTCAGGTGAAGTGGGTCTTTCCCCTCTACTACCTCTCGGTATGATAAATTGTCCACTCACGTCAAGTGAACCACTAACTATTACGTTTTCTCTAATCATTTATCTTCCTTTTATCCTGTTACGACTACTCTTCCTGATCTACTTGTTTCAAATTTAACCACAACCACCCCATTTAAAGAATTTATCGCCGAAGGGAAAAATAAATCACCATTACTGTCATATACCTGTACAATTACATTATCGGTTCCTAAACCATGGGTAAAAGTAACGATACTCACATTAACGAATGTAGAAACATTAACCGCCGGTATCTTTTTCCAAGATTGCCAAGTACTATTATTTTTACCTCTAACGGCAATTCGTCCACTTCTATAGTCACCCGCAATTTGATGTTGCCATGATGAACTATATATTTGTGAATAGAGTGCTCCGTCCGTTGCATTCCCTGAAAAATTATCTACCCCAGCTGTGTAGTATGTGATACCCGCACTATCTAAGGTGTCTGCGTTAATCCCTGCAGTGTGGTTTGTGTTTCTAAACGGAATCCCATCAATCTGGTCGGCCGATCCCGCTGTTGTTGCGTAATTTGCATTATCTGCACTAGATGCCGTACCAATAAACTTACCGTCATTATCAATATATGATTTATCTGATCCATCTCTTCTAAACTGTACGATTCTATTTGAAGAAGAATCTGAAACTATATACCATCTGTTTGAATGATACTGTATTTTACCAGCACCTCCTGGATTACCTGTCCATGCTGATGTTGCTGATGAGAGTATGGAAGAGTTAGTTATATTGATTGCCCCATGTCCTCCAGTGAAATTAATCGGCATAGTTGCCGTATCTGCTACATCTGCTCTCAAGAATTGACTTGAATCAACACCATCAAGTAAATCAGAATCTGCCGCCTTGTCTCCTGTTCCTAAATACCTACCGTCTAAATCAACCGTCTGATTGGTTGCTCCATTCACACTCGCAGTAAGAACACCATTACCAGTGTCGAAACTTAATCCATCAACATAGTAATTTCCACTATCGGTAACTGTTTCCGTAGCCGTAGTTATACCAGTAACGTGTCCGTTACCATCTACTAAAATGTCTTGAACATACGTTCTACCACTATTGTCAGAAGATGCGGCCGCAGTAATATTATCGTGTGCTGTATAAGTTTCAGTAGTTAAATACCTACCATCAATATCGACAGTGAACCCTGCATTACCTACACCAGTACCTGTTATTACACCCGTAGTATCATCAAACGTAGCTCCACTTATGTAATCTATATCATTATCATTTCCACTATCAGTAACTGTTTCTGTTGCTGTTGTAACACCCGTAACGTGACCATTACCATCTAATAAGATATCTTGTATATATGTTCTACCTGAGTTATCCGAAGAAGTTGCCGCGGTAATCGTTGGGTGTTGTTGGTATGATGTGTAGTTACCTGCGTGAACCACAATATTACCATTGATTCTAACCGCACTGTTACCGTTAACCACAAAGTTAACACCGTCAGTTGCATCATTCTGAGATTTGATCTCAATAACAGAACCTACCAACCCACCACTATTAGTTGTGTGTAAGATATGTGCGGTATCTGAGAAATCTGTGGTACCTTCTTTATCATAACTCGTCCAATAGATACCTCTATCTTGGTTGGATGTAGTTACAGGTCCATCAAACTCTATATCACCGTTACCATTAATTACTTTATTGTTTCCAACATATAAAGAACCAAGTGGGTCAATAGTAATAGCACCACTTGCATTAACATTAAAGATTGGGACACCTGATGAATCAGAGACGGCAAATAAATCACCTGTTAGATCATCCGTAATTGAGAATAACTGACCACTTGTACCTTGGATATCAAATATTGTTGATCCCGATGTGGATGATGTTAATGTTAGTTTATCAGTAAATTCTGACTGACCATTTGAACCTAAGGTTAATATTCTTGTACTAGATTTAACGAATTGTAAATTACCACCACTATTTGTTGTTAGATCATTTGGTGACTCAACAATTCTAAACCCATTACCACCTAACCATTCAATACCTTCTGTTGGTCCTGGATCTGCAATTGTAATATGATTTACATTACTAATCTGACCATTAACCATATTGATACCATTACCATTCATGTTAATAGCACCACTCATAGTTCCACCGGATTTTGGTAAGAAGTCACCTGATGCATACCCTGCAGCTGAGTGATCTCCCCATCCGTATGCGGTATTCCAATTTCCTGAGTTGTTGGCGAAATTACCTGAATGATAAACTTGTAACCATGCTTGAGTTGAGTTTATTGCAGTATTACTAAATTTTCTATAATATATGTTACCGTTAGAACTAAACCCTAATTGACTATTGTATTCTCCTGAGTGTCTGTTAATATTTAGGAATGCATTTGAATTATCTACTGTTGGCATCCCTAATGCTCCTGAACCTGCACTTACTTGTCCTGTAAATATTACCCTATTTGTGCCAGGGTGAGTATTTGCGGATCCACCATCACCCAAGAAACTGTTAGATTCCGATGTTAGATATCTACCATCGATATCGACAGTCCATGTTCCTCCATGATATGTCCCTGTTATAATACCATTACTTGTATTGAATGTTGCACTTGTCGTATACCAGTTAACATCTGTATCAACTGCAAATCCCGAAACATCTACGGTACTCCCGTTTGATTTGGTTAGGGTTAGTATCTGATTACTACTGTTATATGTACCACCTGTAACTGTCACATCCACTAGTGTAGGACTAATATCTACAGTGTATGTGTCTCCATCATTTCTTGTGAATGTAATAATACCGTTATTTAATGTACCACCTGTTGTATATTCATCATTTTTCACATACCCTTCAGTGGAATGGTCTCCCCATCCATATGCGGTTTTAAAGTTTTGTATGTTTGTTTTACTTAATTCCTCACCGTCAATATAAAGTTTCTTTTGGTAGAGTTTCATCCACTCTTGATAGTTTCCAGTACCATCTAAACCTACATCATACGCTCTCCAAATAAATGGTTCACTATAATCATCAGAAGTCCAAAACTCCATTACACCATCATTACTGCTGTAGTTAAATCTAATACCCGCACCATCATTAGTTCCTGTTGGAACAAACTTTATCATTGGGTTAGTACCTGTCATATTAAGATCACCCGATAACGATCCTCCCGACAATTGTAGATATCTACCATCAAGGTCTACAGTGAATGTATCCCCACCATTATTTCTTGTGAAGGTCACTATACCATTACCACTATTAAATGTAGCCCCTGTTGTAAATTCATTTGTGTTTGTGAATCCTGTGATGTACCCAACTTGTGAGTGATCTCCCCATCCGTATGCCGTTTTAAAGTTTTGTATGTTTGTTTTTGTGAGGTCTTCCCCATCTAACCTAAGTAAATCTCCTCTAAGTAGTGCGGTTTTTCTTGCTGCCCAACCACTTACCCAATTGCCTGTTTCTGAATTAACCTCAAGACCTTGTTCTGCATTTACATAAACATATTCATTTCCTTGTCCCGTAGCGTAAGCGTAAGATTCACCAGCATTCAATATTAAGTGTTGTCCGGCTCCCCTTATATCTCCATTGATTGTTAATGCTCCTGTGAATGTATCTGTAGTGTTTAATAGGTAACCACTTAAATCTTGATCACCGGTGTACCCCGCAACTGAATGGTCTCCCCATCCATATGCGGTATTCCAATTAGATATGTTGGTTGAAGTGAAATCACCACTGTGCCATAATTGTTTCCATGTTTGCCATGTTGAACCGTCCGTTCTGGTCCTCATGTAGAAATCTGATCCGTTATAATGTGCACCTATCTGAAATATAGATGCCGAACCACCCACATTACTTGAAAATAGGTGTGCACTAGCTCCCGTGTAATTTATGACATAACTTCCACTACCTGTAACTCTCGTTTCTGTCTTAGAATCATCAAACGGATTACCACCTGTTAAACTTATACTTCCTTTATTATCTTGGAAATACCTATCGTCATGATTATGTGAGGTTAATGAGAATCTACCATCAATATCAACATTGAAGGTGTCACCACCATTATTTCTTGTGAAGGTTATTTTACCATCACCTGTGTTGAATGTTGCACCTGTAACAAATTCATTTGTGTTTGTAAACCCTGTGATGTAACCAACTTGTGAATGGTCACCCCATCCATATGCTGTGTCCCAATTACTATCTTTTCTTGTACCCGCACCTGTACCTGTTGCCGGTTTAGAATATATACCTTCTTTATACATTAACTTACCATCGGCAAGTATTGTCATTGTGGATTGATTTGTTGATAATATTATAGACGCACCAGAACCATAACTAGAACCGTCACCATGGTAATGTGTTATATACCCTCTTTGTGTACCATTCCCTGGATTATCACTAAATTCAATACCCGTACCTAACCCATTAGTTGAGTTTTCTAACTTTAAAGTGTGTGTGTTACTACTTGAAATAGTACCACCACTTAGTGGTAAGTATCTACCATCAATATCAACAGTCCATGTTGCACCACCATTAAGTGTACCTGTTACAATACCGTCACCACTATTGAATGTTGCTCCCGTTGTGAAATTATTTGTATTATCAAGTGCGAATCCTGTAACATTAACGGTAGTCCCGTCTGATTTGGTAAGTGTTAGTGTTTGGTTAGTATCATTGTAAGTACCACCCGTAACAGTAACTTCCGACAATGCTGATGATATATCTACACTGTATTGGTCACCATCATTTCTTGTGAATGTAACAATTCCTGTCCCACCGTTCCATGTTGCTCCTGTTGTGTATTCATCATTTTTTACATATCCCTCTGTTGAATGGTCTCCCCATCCATATGCCGTATTCCAATTAGTTGATGTACCATCTAACGCAGTTACAACTCCTGAGAAATTACCTAAAACACTGTTTACTATGGACCACCTATAGGATGAAGACCCTAAACTTCTTACATTATTAGTGTAAGGTCTAACGTCTCCATCGAAAGCAGAATATGACGTACCAAAATAGTAAGGTCTATTACCCTCAAAGTGAATCCACCCTGAGTTCTTAGAACCTATATCAATATACCCCGTGGATGTTTTAAATCTAAATGCATCTCCTGATGCTTCCTCAATTATTGAGTCACCATCATTAAGGTTTACCCCACCAACAGTAAGAACGTTAGAAGTTGTTGATCCCCTATCAGTTACACTATCTAATGTATCTGTCTCACTATATCCCGTAATATATCCTTCGGTAGAGTGATCTCCCCATCCGTATGCTGTGTTCCAATTTCCTGAATTACCACCCGATGCAGTTACAGTACCACTAAAATCACCAAGACCACCATAAACACCTTTCCATCTGTATGCAGATGTACCCATATTTGAATTAGATGATGTAGTCGTGGTATTTGGTATTAATGCGGTACCAACAAAATGTACGTGGTTTTGATCTCCACTTCTACTAAAACTTGTACTACCGAGTTGTATGGTAGGTACGGTAAGAGTACCTGTCATGGTGTCTCCACCTAATTTTACAAATCTACCGTCGATATCTACGGTGAACGTAGCATTACCCACACCAACACCTGTTATCACACCCGTACCCGTGTTAAAGGTTGCGGAACTTATATAGTCAATATCATTTCCACTATCGGTAACTGTTTCAGTGGCCGTAGTTAGTCCTGTTACGTGTCCATTACCGTCTAATAGTATATCTTGGATATATGTTCTTCCACTATTGTTAGAAGATGCCGGTGATGCAATTGGTGGATGCTGTGTTAAATATGTATTTGAATCTACACTACCATCCGCTTTTAAGAATTGTGATGATGTACCTCCATTTTTAATAAATGAAGATGCAGTGACTGAATTACTAAATGTGGTTACACCTGTCTCCATTATTCTCATTAGGAGAGAACTACTTTGGAAATTATATATATCTAATGGGTTACCACTAACATTACCACTATATCTTATACCTAAAACATCCGTACCTGACTCATTAAATTTAATACTTGTTGCAGTTGCGGATGCTCCTGTAACAACGATTCCTCCCATCGTTAGTGTTTGATCAGTTGTTGATCCTCTATCCGCAACACTGTCTAAGGTGTCTGTCTCAGAATAACTAGTTAGGAATCTTCCGTCAATATCTACAGTATAAGTGTCCCCATCATTTCTTTTGAATGTAATTACACCATTACCTGTATTGAATGTTGCACCTGTTGTATATTCGTCATTATATTCTGTTAGGTAATTTTGATCACCAACCCAATCTCTTGTTGCGATGTGATACCACGTTGATCCCGTTATTGAGTCAGTACCCGCAAAATTTCTAAAGTATAATCCGTCACCATTAACTACTGTTGAACCACCTAATTGGAAACCATAATTACCATCTGTTTGAGATACGTGTAATATTGTGTTGTGACTACTGATAGGTCCATTAGACGCATAATTTCTATATATACCAAATTCTGTATAATCATTAGCGTCACCATTTGTACTATATAATTCACTGTGTATTTGTGCTCTTGTGTCTAAAAATCTACCATCAAGATCAACAGTATAAGTATCCCCATCATTTCTTGTGAATGTTATTTTACCATCACCCGTATTGAATGTTGCACCTGTTGTGTATTCATCGTTGTAGTCTGTAAGGTAACTCCCTGTTTCCGCCTCAATACCATCTAACCTACTATCTAAAGTGGTTAAGTCGGTATTATCTAATAATCTTTCTTCAGATCCTTTTTGACCACCCTTCCAATAGTTGGTTTGTCCGTCCCATATTAAAGAACCAGATAATAAGTCAGGAGATGTATTATCCCTAACTTCGATACCCGCATTTTGTGCTCCACTACCATTTAAAGATATAATGTTATCCCCTATTTCAACAGTTGTTGAATCTACTCTTGTTTCTGTTCCTTTAACTAAAAGATCCCCTTTAATAGTTACGTTAGACCCTGTAAATTCTAAACCACCTTCTATTGTGTCTAATCTACCGTCTAAACCTGTGATATCACCGTTTAAACTTCCCGTTTTAGTTTCTAAACTATCTAACCTTCCGTCGTGTGAACCACTTGTCGTTTCTATACTATTTAACCTATTATTTTGGGTTGTGTTAGTACTATCATTAGAAGATGTATATGAATTAAATGTGGTTCTAATACTACCACTTTCAGTCTCCAAAGAAACCAATCTAAGATCTTGGTTTGTGTTGGTAGTGTTATTAGACGAGGTGTAAGTGTTTAAATCATTCCTAAGTGTTGTCACATCAGTATCGGTTGCATAAGTATCGTCAATACTCGCAGTGAATGATTCTAATGAATCCGCTCTACCTTCTAAATTACTTACATCTATATTTAAACTTCCCGTTTTTGTTTCAATAGAATCTAATCTATTATTTTGTGTTGTATTAGTGGTATCTAAACTACCTGTTTTAGTTTCGACCGAATCTAACCTATTACTTAAATTAGTTACATCAGTATCGGTTGCGTATGTGTCGTCTATACTTGCTGTGAATGACTCTAAAGAATCAACTCTACCATCCAAACCACTAATATCACCATCTAAACTACCTGATTTTGTCTCTAAAGAATCCAACCTATTATTTAAACCTTGTTTATCTGTTTCGTTGGACGAAGTGTAAGTGTTTAAGTCACCCCTTAGATTAGATATATCTGTATTTAAACTACCAGTTTTGGTTTCTAAAGAACCTAACCTATTGTTTTGTGATGTGTTAGTTGAATCATTAGATGATGTATAAGTATTTAAATCACCTCTTAAATTGGTAACATCCAAGTCGGTTGCATATGTATTATCAATACTTGCAGTAAAGGATTCTAAGGAATCGGCTCTACCTTCCAAATCAGAAAGATTGTTAGAACTTAAATAACTACCTGTTTCTGATTCAATACTATCTAACCTATTGTTTTGTGATGTGTTAGTTGAATCGTTGGATGAAGTGTAAGTGTTTAGATCAGTCCTAAGTGTTGTTACATCAGTATCAGTTGCGTATGTGTCATCGATACTTGCGGTAAAGGATTCTACACTGTCTAACCTACCATCAACCAAGTTATAATTAGTTGTTCCTGTAATATCCACTTGTATGGAACTACTAATGACGGTTTCCGTATTCAATTTGGTTTTTACTCTCGCGTCTGTATAATATAAGTTACCCGAACCTTCAACTATACCGTCAGTATCTCCAGCACCTCCCACAAAAACTTTTCCACCCATACCACCATGATTAGTACAATAGTAATAGATTGTGGATGGTGTGTCTTGATTCACCACAATTTGAACATAGGATCCCGAAGAACCTTGTGAACCACTAGTGGTTACACCATTTGTATATTGTGTCTGGTTGTTAGAATCTGTTGAGAATCTAAATGGGTGTGATGAAACTGATGAGTCAGATACGTCAAACCTATATATTAGTCCTTTTGCCAATGATATGGTTTGTCTCTGAATACCATCTATATAATACACCCCACTAATTTGAGTTATTTTAACATCAACATATTGTGTGATAGGTGATGACTCATTTAGTTTAAATTCAGAACCTGAAACAACATTTTCTGTATTTAATTTACTTTTTATAGTTGTATTGATATTGGTGGAGAAAGTCTCTAAACTATCTAACCTACCATCGTGTGAACCTGAAGTTGTTTCAAGTGAACTTAACCTATTATTACTTGCTGTGTAGTGTGCTGCAAATGATTCGTCATTTTCCGTATCTACACTATTAATAAGTCCCACAATTTCTGCGAATGAGTTCTTGTCTGCTTCCGAAGATGAAAGTATCGCCTCTACATCAGAATTTAAAGATGCAACATCAACTCCATCAACGGTTCCCGTTAATTCTATACTACCGGTAACAATCATTCCGTTACCGAAAACAATTGAGTTTCCGTCAGAAGATATTATTTTATTACCCGACGTTATTTGTATGGGCGCATCTAATTCTATGTTACCTGTTCCCGAAGAACTTAATGTAATATCACCATCTACAGTTTGTAGTGTAATGGTATCAGAACCCGTTTCTAATATTTTTATTGACTCACCACTATCCGTAGTAACTCTTAATTCGGTACCTGTAGTTGAAAGTACTTGTTGTCCATTTATATATAATGACCCTGATGAAAGATATAGGTCTCTCCACTCCTTGTCGGGTGCACCTAAATCAATTGTATTTGTGATACTGGGTATAATTGAAACATTGGTTATCAAACTGTCTGAGGATATAGATGCGGTTGCTGATGTACTTGCAATTCTATCTAAACTTAATCCTGTAACTCCACTTGCAGGAACATTAATTAAACCACTACCATCTCCCCTAAAGGATCCCGTGAACGAACCCGATAATTGAGCTAACTCTTCATCACTGTCGTTAGTGGCCATTAACTTTAAACGACCATTATTTACCTTAAGAACTTTCTTATTTGAACCGTGACCTAACTCGATCTCAGATGCAATTAATCTTTTTAAGGTGTTGCCACTATCATGAAGTTGTACGTCACCATCACTATTCTTAGTTATTTTTGTACCACCTAAATCTATAGTACTTCCCGCCAAATATATGTCATTCCATCTTTTAGTATCGCTACCCAAATCATGAGTAAGTGTTCCTTGAGGTAACAACGATCCACTAATTGTTTGATCCCCAATAAACACATTACTTCCAGTGGTAGCTGCGGTATTTTTATAATCATTAAAACTTGATGTGAGTAAGTATGAGGCTGCGTGTGATGCACTTATTGCATTATCAACACTTCCGTCAATCTGTGCAGTACCATAGATAGTTCCTTGTACTGTTAAATCCCCTTGTATTTCTGCAGATGCGGAAACGGATAGGGATCCTGTAATGTGTGGATCAAATATATTCATCTATAAAAACGTTTTTCTTATTAGATAAATACTTTATAATTCAATAGTAATTTGGTTTTGGTGAGATTTATAAGGACTAAATATATTTTTTCTATATTAGGTCCCTATCACTATTTGATTTTATTCCCATTTTATTAAGGTGAGGGATTATTACTGTATTAGTAAAATACTCGTGACCCGACTCTAAGGGGTGGATACCTGGGTTTTTGGAGTTAGGCATACCTGATGGGAAATTTTTGGATACGTATTCATAACAACCATCAACATCTAAGAAATTATTGAAATCTATTAATTGGTATAAGTGTCTCACATCCTCGGACTCTATTATATTTTTAGGATAGTGATTAAATATATCCATAAATGTCGTCATGAAATATTTTACACCCCTTTCTTTTAAGTACCATTGGACTAATAATATAGAATGTATTGTATTAACTAACATACCGATATCGGAATGAAAATATTCATAGTATGATTTCATAAGTGGGTGTGGATTAACTAATCCGTCCCAACCTGGGTTTATGAAGTACCACTTTTTTTCTACCGCAACACTGGTGGGGTTATCAATTTGACTAACATGACCATTGTTACCCCAATTATCACTACTATAATTATTTTCACTATGAAAATCAAATCTATCAACTCCACTCCACATAACCCCAACCAAGATATCTTCAGGTTTTGTGGTTTCCAACTCCTTATTTACAGCATAAATTAGTTTTTTGGATATTAGTCCATTTCCTTGAGATGCCATACCAACATTATTAAGGTTTTGTTTCCTTACATTTAAATGTTTTATTAAAAATTTCGGCCAATTCCAATCCTCAAAAGTGAAGCTACAACCAGAAACAATTACTTTCTTCATATGATATTTTTTTTATTTAAATCGAATTGAAATCCCGTCAATTCGGAATATAATTTCTCACCTCCCGAAATAGATGGTAAACTGAGTTTAACGTGTCTCAATTTGAAGTATTTGTGTATTTCCCTTATTTTGTCATCTCCAACTTCCATTCTCAATTTATGAATTACATAAACTTGTATAATGTCGTACCATTTCATATAGGTTGCATGAAAAAAACCATTAAATTCTTGGTTTAAGAAATCCAAAATATTTTCTCTGTCTTTAATAGTAATTTTATCAATTTTTTTCTTTTTGGTAAGTTTATTGTAGTTTTTTGTTTTGGATAGTTTTGTTATTACTTCACCACCCCCATAATTAAAGTGTTTACCTTTTATGTTATGTAGTTTAAAGGGAAATTTAACGTCGTTGATGTTGGGTACATTATTATATTTATCTACCTGTATCGTAGGTATATCATTAAAGATAACATGTCTATGTTTATCTGATGATTTTTTATAGTTTTTATCAATTATTCTCAGATTAAGGTGTAACATTAATTGTTCAATATAACATGAACCGTATTCCTCCTTATCTATATTACTACCATATTTAATATAGTGATCTATGGAATCTCGACATACTTTAGAAAACAACTTATGATTTTTAACGTAAACAATATTCATGTTTGGAATAGTCTCAAAAGACCCGTAAGAATCGAATAATCTACTCTTATCTTCCTCCGAAAAAATTAAATCAAAGAATAGTTTTGAATATGTTTTATTGATATAGAAGTAATTATTTTTGTTCTTGACCTTTTCGGGGTTTTCGTAAGGTGGGTTGATATAATATTTGTAAAGTTCGGATATTAGTTCGTCCTTAGACAATTCTGATGGTGTATGCATATCAATATGACTGAATAGGTAGTCTTGTTCATAAGTGTCTAATATTATTTTGTTAAATAATAAAGTGTCGGTATCAATATGTAAGAAGGGTTCATTTATTGATTCATATACCCTTAATTTAGGTAAACTCCACGTCTTAGAGTCTTCTCTTTTTACTATTTTGTTATTTACTTCATCATAGGGTAATCCTAAATCTGTTACTTGATTACACTCTTCGATATCACCATAAAACGATATATTACCATAATGTTTTTTTGCAAGTATCGCACTGAGGTATTGAGTATATAACAATTCCTTCCATATAATACCTATTTTATCTACATATGTGTGTACAACCTTCATATCAATGTTTGTAAAAAAATGGGTCTCTCTCTCTTAACTTATTCATTTTATCTTTAAAAAGTTTTTTCTTTTTTCTTTTCTCAATTCGTTTTCTAAACCAACCTATTATTTTTTTTATCATCATTTGAAAATTACAAAGTTATCTATCACTAAAACATCAATGTCTGTTGAGTCAAATGTTTCTAATGCATCTTTAGGTGTTAGTACCATAGTCTTATCTTTTATGTTGAATGATGTGTTTAATAGTATTGGATATGATGTCAAAGTCTCAAATTCCCTTAAAAGATTATGTATATCATTATCTTTATAAACTGTTTGTACTCGTGCGGTACCATCAACATGAGTTGTGGAGACAAGTACATCTTTATATTGGCTACGAACCTCAACAACTTGATTCATATATCTCAAATCGTCATTCATTATAAAATATTCGTGTTGTCTTTCTTTAGTTACCATAGGTGCAAAAGGTCTGAACCCTTCCCTCCTTTTTACCATTTTATTTATTCTATCCTTCATTTTAGGGTTTGTTGGGTCAGCTAAAATTGATCTATTCCCTAATGCTCTTGCGCCAAATTCAATTTCATTTCTGAACCAACCAACGACTTTACCCTTTTTAATTTGTTTGGCAACTATTCTATATATATTTTGGTTATTTAGGTACATAGTTTTTCTATTACCTAAGTGTTTCTTAGATTTTGAATTTACGGTATATGATGGACCTAAAAATGGGGTATTAGGTATCTTAACATTCACCCCATTGTTAACATAATAATTAATTACGGAACCTATAGAAGATCCTGCATCAGATGGTGCTGGTGGTACCCATACCTTTCTAAATCCAGTGTTTCGATATATCTTACCATTTGCCAATCCATTATATGCACATCCACCACCCAAACATAAATTACTAGTCTGATACTTTTTACCAACATAATCTAAAAGATCAAACAACACCTTTTCATATACATGTTGAACCGCATATGCTAAGTCCTTATGTATTTTTTTTATTTTTTCATCGGTGGTTCTTGGTAGTAAACCCAATAATTCAGATAAATCATAGTTGTACATAATCTTATCAGATTTATGCCAATTAAAATATTTTAAATTACATTTTATTTCTCCGTTTTCGAATTTTATTAATTCACTAACCTTCTCAACCAACTTAGTTTTATTCCCATAAGATGTTAATCCCATAACTTTATATTCACCCTCGTTTGGTCTAAACCCTAAGAATGCGGTCATTGCGGAATAAAATAAACCTAAAGAATGTGGATAAGATGAAATGGTTTCAACGTCTAAAACTCCTCCATCATATTTAGATATGGTCGTTGTGTCGTATTCTCCAACACCATCGATAGAAACTACTGCGGAGGTTTTATAAGGAGAACTGAATGATGAATAATATAAGTGTGAATGATGATGTTTTGAGAAAAAGATATTATCAGAAATATCTGGTAGTAGTTTTTTTAACTCTCGTCTATTTCTATAAGATTCCCATTCTCTTCTAATTGATAGTAGTGGATGACTAAGTAAGTGTTTTTTTGAATATTCTCTAACCCTTTTATTTTTTAGTTCCACATCCTCATAAAAACATACCACCTCTACATTTTCTTTTGTTAAAGAATACTTTTTTGTTACATAGTTTAGTACTTTTTTAGGAAAAGTATAGTCATGTTTTATACCTGTGAATTTCTCTTCTTCGCACGCAAATATTAATTTACCATCTTTAAATAGACATAAGGATGAATCGTGATAGTAACAAGATAACCCAATAACAAACATTTATTTTCTTGTATTTCCGTAATGTATAATTTTTACATTTTTATTCGTTTCAAAAGATCTCCACGGATCCACCACTACAGACCCATCGGGGAAATTATAATCGTGATGTTTACCCATATGACCTAATAAGTAAACTCCTTTGATTGGTGTCTCTAAATCATACTGTACTTTATATTTACTACCATATGCGGATTCACAATAATGACCAACTAAGATTGATGAGGATCCATCTAAGTACTCAACATCAGGTTTATATGATTGTCCCAATATCACTATAGGTAGGTTATGGATGTTGGATTCAATTACTAATTTAGTTGCAATGTTTTTTGCCTGTACCTCTCTCGCCAACATAATTGCATCGAATAAGTCATATCCCAAATCCAATTCTTGAGCCATGTATCTTAATGCAATATTATCACGAGGATGACATCCTCCTCCATCTCCCATACCGGCTGTCATATATGCAGGACCCAATATTCTATATGTAGATCTTTCTAATGCCCCAGTAACTACATCTACATTCATATTACCCGATTTCTCAGCAACATCTTGAATCATATTCACAAGTGCTACTTTAGTTGAGATGAATGTGTTATAAAATATTTTAATACCCTCAGCTTCATCCCACGTACCAAGTTCATACCTTGTACCTTCACTAATGAATGTTTTGTAGAAGTCTAATAGTAATTTAGCGTCTCCCGTTTCGGAACCATCTTCTGTTCCGATAATGATCATTTCAGGATTTACCATATCCCATTTTACCGTACCCATAGCTATTAGATATGGGTTATATATAAACCTACCGTTTGGGATTAAGTCAATAAATTCTCGTCTAATAGTACCTGGTAGGACTGTTGAGATTAAAACAATAAGTTGATCTTTTGAAACGTGTTTATTTACCTCTGTCAGGACTTCTTTTACTATGTCGTAATTAAAGTCCTTATTTTCTAAATGTGATGTTGGGTACCTTCCATCATAGTCTGGATGGTGTGGTGTTGGGACAGCAATGAAAATTAATTCCCTATCCTCACATGCGTCCTTAATTGTTGGGACCATTGCAAAATTTTCAGGTTGTACCTCACTTATGTCATATCCTATAACGTCATGTTTTTCTGCCATTACCTCGGCCGCATCTTTTCCGAGTTTACCAACTCCAATAAAACCTACTCTCATACTAAATTTTTTTAATTATTTTATTATAAATATTATCTAATGGTTTATCAAAAAATAAACCTCTGTTATGTTCTAACATCCATAAGTCTCGTTCAAATAGTATATTTAAATCCTCCACACTTAATTCGAGTACTTTTTTTACTGAAGAAATAAAGTGGTCAAACCTATCTCGATCATCTTCAATAGTGTCATAACCATAATCAATCCAATCTGCCATTAAAAACCCGTAATTTTTTATATCTTTCACCAACCCACAGTAACCAAAAGGTAAGATAAAATGACCTTTAAGTAAAGGGTTCCAAGTCTTTTCAGTTACAGATTTAACTTGTTTGTTTTTATCGGGTATTAAATATGTTAATGTTTCCACATATATACTTAAAAATGAAGAATTATAGTATCTATTATGTATTGGATTAAATGCCTCGAACTTTACGAAGTTTTGGTTATCGGGTTCTTCCTGAGAGTCTAAAGAGATACCTCTATCTGGGTCATTTGTGTACCCATCTTCTAATTCTAAAATATACCTTAAACATATTCTTTTATATATCCTATCATTAGGATTATCTATATATGTCCTGTTAGGTGATAAGAATTTCTTAAGTTCTCCAACTTTCTTTATCTCAGAAAGTTCAAACATCCGATTAGAACACTGACCAAAGAATTCCGTATTTTTCAAACCATAACCCTCAAAATTTGTAAATGCACATTTTTGTCTATTCCATAAAAAGTCATAGAATATATCTTCTTTTGTATTAAAGTTTGTATGAATGTGTAGTAAAGTTTTACCACCCTCCATTAAGAGTAATTTCATACGACTTAAATGGGGGATAATACTTGTATTTTCATGAACATGAAAGATATCTAAGTGAAATACGTATTTTATGTTTGGGTACTCTAATATCTTGTTGACTTGGTCCTGATATATTGTGTGGTCACATAGTATTGCAACACTATCACACACATTAATATCACTAACAAAATTAAAATTATCTCTTTCTATAATGAAAGGTGCTGAATGTAGATGTTTTATAAATCTAAGTCTATCTAACTCCAAATCACCTACCTCATCATTCACATATAAGTTCATTTTTAATTATTTTAACTATCTTATCGATTCTGTACCAAACATTATCTATTTCATCGTACGAAGTATCACACCAATCCGTTAAATGACTTATGTCCAACCCATGGTACTTATGGTATTCTTTTTTAGTCTTACTTAACATACCTTTAGAAGAGAGTAAAATAAATTTCTTATCCTGTTGCACACATTTAGTTGTTTTCTCAGTAATAAATGACCTATCGTTAGTAACATCACTTTCCATTATCAGGACAAAGTCAACCAAATCGTAGTATGTTGGGTCGTACTCTCTTGTGTGTGATATTTTGTGATTAAATGAGGTCACATCTAACACTTTATTTGACCCCATTTTTTCTAACCCAATCTGAACTCTCCTTTTTTGTTCATTTGGGGAGTCCGTCATAAAATACATATCCTTAGTTTCGTTCGTAAAAGTTTCCAATGGATTAAAACCAAAGTAAGATATATAACCACACTTATCTAACCCCTCAAAATATAATAGGGATGTTAGTGCGGTTCTAAATGTTTTCGCTTTACCACCTAATAATAGAAACTGTCTACGTTCTTTTTTTTGTACGTTATGGTTTTTAGTTGGTATATAATAGTCATAATATTTTACGAAGTATGGTTCTATTGTAATATTTAAACCTCTATTTTTAACGACCTTAAGATCTATAATAGATTCATCTACAACTCCGTTAGTAAAAATATTAATTGGTGATAGGTCCTCGTAATGTCTGATTTTCTGTAGAAACTCCTGAGATAATAATTCTGTCGTGGAGTCGTAATAAATTTCTTTATTATCATTTAGACATAGTTTTAATAATTCATCAAACCGTTCATAAAAATTGTCGCCTACCACATCATAATTAGTTATTAAAATTATTTTTGATTGGTTAACATTATCCACAATATGTTTTGGTCTCATAGCGGACGTATCACGACTTATACCTTTATAAATGTATGTTGGATTTTTGATTATCATATTAGTCTGTTGTGGGGTACTGATGTTGGTTTAGGTCCCTTAACAGGTACCACTTCTTTTCCTTCTAAAACATCAAACAAATTCTGTAATGTTTCCCCTTTCATTAAAACATTAAAATTATGTATGAGAGTTGGTAACATTTCTTGAGTAATTCTAAAACATTTATCCATATCCCAAGACGCAATCTCCTCCATCACCTCAAATATTTTATCCATTCTTTTATAAAAGTCCATCTCTTGATCATAACTTTCATCCCACCATCTTGAAAATGTTTTATACCCTTGATTTTTAAGTACCTCTAAAGACCTTGGGTTACCCATTAATATAAATGGTTGCCCAACAAAAATTGGTTTATATATCTTTTCAGAAAAGAATACCGTTGTTTCGTGAGTTAGAGACTCAGATACAATATTTACAAAAGACTCTTTGTGTGCTTGGGTATTTAAACTATCCGCCTTATTATTTTCTAAATCAGGTTCGTCGTACCAGTAGTGTACTCTCGAGTCGTGGCCCTTATAATAATCCCTAATAGTGGTTTTCCATTTATTTTCATATTCTTGAGGTATTTGACCGTCAACCCAACCGAAATATCTGTATTCATCATTACCATCGTAACCACCTAAAGAAGAAATAAACTTATCCTTAAATTTTTTATTACCATTTAAAAAACCATATAATAAAACCCTATGTAGTTTTGGTACTCTATTAAAATTTAAAAAATGGTATTTTTTATTTTCAGTCAATGACCATTTTATGAACTTTGATAACTTTTCTCTTCCCCTTATTTCACACTGTGGATCTGTAATGTGACCCGGATTATGAAACCATAGATTAGAACCAAAATAACCGTAGTCCAATATTGAATAGGATTTATCGTCTAAATAACCTGTTAACGATAATTCCGTTTTTCTTGTTTTAGCAATAAAATTAGTCGTTATAATGTACATGTTGGTTTCGTCTAACCCATAACGTTTAGATAAGTTATCTAACCATTTGTAGTTCGTGTCGTCCTGTCCAAAGAAACCTTCCGTTGGTTGCATGAAACATATCTTACATTTACCATCTAACGCATCTTTTATTATGTGATCATCTAATTCAATTGTATCGTAATTTTCAAATAATGCGTTGTTATAAATTACTATCGGGTAAATGTAATTGATGTCAAGATTTTTAATCTCGTCTATTGAATATATTTTATGCCTATGGTAGTCATGATCTAAAAAAACCTCGAAACTTTGACCTCTAAATTTAATGAGGGTGTCCATAATTTTATTATCCAAATTTGTTTTTCTTTTAAGTGGGAATGTAACTCCTATGGATTCGGCAATCTCTTCTAAATTATTAAAGTTTCCATCTTTATCTCCCTCCTTTAATAAAGGGTGGGTGTGCCAAGGGTGTATGTTATAATCGGGTATGTTGGAACTAACAAACTCCACTCTTCCTTGAGGATCATATACTAATATTTTGTTGTAGACTATATTCATTAAAATGTGATTCCTTTACAATAATTATAAAACTCTTCGTATTCTGGAAATGTCTTTAAAAAGTTAGTCCCCCTTCTCTCATCATGGGCATTAAAGAATTTATAAAAATTGTGTTGATTTTTTAACAATTCTTTCTCGTCTTGTGGGGACACCATCCAATCATATACCCTATGGAATTTAGGTATTTCCATTTGAGTGAACCCCCATATTTCTTGATCAAAATTGTGAGGAAAAGTGGTTAACGTTTCGGCCAATTCACCATGACTTTTAACTAAATCAGAAAAACTAAGTGGTACAACTCTGACTGTTTGGTGTTCGGGATGTCTCAGGAATGAACAATCTAACGAGACCGCTGTCGACCACGCCCTATCAGGAGAACCGTATTCCATCTTTAAACCATAAACCTCCTTTATTAATTTATTATATGTTGTTAATGATAATGCATTATAAGTACTCATTATACCTACGGTGACGGTAGGACAGTTAGTTAATATTTTATTTAGGTTATCCCAAAACTTATTAAATACTAAACCCGTTCTTGCGTATTCCGCTTGTTCTCCCCAACCATCCACAGATGTATAAATCACAAAAGTTTTAACTCTACCCTCGTCTTCGATTCTTTTGATCTTATCAATTAGTCTATCAACTAGTTTGTCGGGGACACCTAAATTAGTGTTGATTGATATGTTTAATTTTGTGTTAGGGTTTTCCTCGTTAATAATATAATCTAATACCCCCCATGTATCCTTACTTAATAATGGTTCTCCTCCCGTAATTCTAAATGTATCGAGATCCCTATATAGATCTGGCCACCATTTCCAAAACGCCTCAACATATGGGTTATATTCTTTATGGTGTATTGGCATTCTACCTGACTTTTTTAACCAATCAAAATTATTAAATAAATCTGTGGTAGGGTAAGGTCCGTGTTTTTCAATCTCCTGAGCCCATGACGATGAAAACGATGGTCCACAATAAGAACATTTAAAATTACATTTATTAGAAAACGAAACCTCCATATATTTTGGGTTATAGTCTTCTCTCCAATCCATTTCTTTTATTTCTTTATGGTGAGGTTTTGACCATGGTTCATGTGACTTATAAACCCTATCAGATATTTGATTAGAGTTGTCTTCTACCTTCCAACAGTAGTCACACTCAGAAGGTCTTTCACCATCTAACATTTCTTTTCTTTTTTTCTTTTTGAAACGTGTATTGTGTAAAGCGGACGGATTTCTCTTTATCTCTTCAAGAGGTATTTGATGTGTATCGGGGTGGTGACACGAATGCGTTCTACCTAGATGTAAATGTGTGGTAACTTGTGTCCATTTAGCCAAACAAAACCCACAACCAGTTTTATTTAGTTCATTTCTATAATTTTCAAATTTTTCTACTTCAGGATGACTCATAATTTTACGTTGTATATTTTACACTTTAATGAATGATCAATAACCTCGACCAACTTATATTCTAAATTGTTGATACCATCATTCTTATAATTTAGTTTACCTTTTTGCATTTCAGTAACAAATCTTTTTTCATTTTTTGCGGTTGTTTCACCTTTAACCCACTTACCATTAACTAAACCCTCATCTAAGTGAGGTAAACAATAAAATTTACCATCTCTTCTATATGGTAAATTACTATCATCAATTTCGATGTTTTCTATCACTTGATTCACATCATTTTTTTTGGTGTGTTGGTCTTGGTTTAAGTCATATATAATATTATCTTCATTTAACTTACATTCTTCGAAATTATCAAAAAACCTATCATATATTTTTACTTCAGCAATCTTACCTTTAAAATTAGTGTTCTGATGATTACACCTACCTATGTGGAAATCACCTTTTGATACGTGAGATTTTATTTTATTGGGTAAGTTAATTGGTTTTGATTTCAATATATCCCCATTATTTGAAACTAATTTATCGTTTGAGAATATATATAATTTTTGTTCTTCATAGTTATATGAAACGGTAAACCACTTCCACTTATCTTCTACCGCTTTTGACCAATGATAAAGAGGGTTATTTGATATATCGAAATTTAAAGTTGATAGTGCCCTAGAGTTGTTAAAAGATAAACCCCAAGTCCAACTACCATCTTTTCTTAGTATAGGATATTCTATAAATTTTCTCTCTTGATCACCCACTAACCATATCGGAACAACTTCAGGTTGTTGTTCGGGTGAAACTAAAACTGAGATAGTATGATCTCTAAATAATGGTGTCGTCAATTCCCGATTAGAATTAAAACTGATCGATGACGTTTCACCATTAAAATGATATACCTTTTTATTGTCTATCACTTCATACATTTTTCTATCCGAATAACCTTCGTAGAAACATCTCCAAAATAAATCATCATCTTCTTGTCCCCAATCCCAATATTCATTAGAATACCCATTTGTTTTTAATAAATGTTCTTTATTAAACAAAACTACACCTCCGAAGTATTGGTCGTAACCCATTGACCATGAGTATTTTGATAATTTAGTTGCAATATGTACGGGATTATCATAAGGAAATGAATAATCACATGTTTCATCGTGAGGTAACATATCAACGTCGTGAAAAGCGACATAATCACATCCATCTTCCAACGCTTTAATTGCGGCAATATTCTTCATTGCACCTCTATTAAATAATTTATCATCAATCTGATGTCCCACATAAACACAATAGTCAATGTTTTGATTGTTTAAGTGTTTTTCTAATTTAGGGAGTAACTCATTTAAGTGAGACTCTCTATTTCTATACGGTATACATATACCTAATTTATGACTCATATCCCTACAGTTAATTGTGTTTGATTATTTCTTTTAGTTCTATTCCATATCTCATATTTAAGATTAGATAATCCATCTTCATTAGGATTTCTATAACCTTTATCCATTTCATTATGAAACCTTAATTGATTATATCTTATATTAACATCTGTCCAAGCACCGTCTTTATATCCACTAGATTCATGAGATTGTAAATCGAAGTAACCTCTCTTTCTAAAAGGTACTTTTATCATAACTTCACGTTCGTTAGGGATAAGTACTGTTTCACAATTAACTAATGTTAAAACATTGTCTCTATTTGATAAGTCGACAACATCATAACCTACCACATATCTCATATCAAAGTAATGTATTAACTCCCCGCAATTAGTATACCCCTCAAAAGTTCTGGTAAGGGCGTATTCTGTATTCTTAGTTATTGGTTTTATTTCTTGTGTTGGAATGACCACCCTATAAATTGCAACCTGACTTATTGTTCCTTTGAATAGTTCCTCTTCTTCATTTTTTGAACCTATAAAAATTTTACCATCTTCGGTTTTTAATAAATCTTTTTTATATTTTGTATTTCCAATCAATTCACCATCTTGGTACATAGTTATTATTTTACGATCTTGATTTATAGTAACAACTAATGTTTTTTTAATGTTATGTTCTATTTTAGAATCAATAGATGCCCACTCTTCACCATCTTTCATTAAGACTTTATATCTTCTAAAAGAATCGTAACTTATTGTTAGTTCAATCTCAGGTATTGATAATACAGTGTACCTATCATATCCATTTTCAGGATTACACACTATTGAGTCTGAATCCATTGTGATCATGATGGTTAACCCATGACTTTCCAAATTCCCTAGGAAATCAGAGTAGGCATATGAATCCACCCCGTTAAATTTTAATGCAGAGTCTCCTCCACCCTCAACATTACGAACTAACGTATCAAATGGTACTCCCCTATCACAACATCTTTTAAATAGATCATCATCTTCAAACCCCCAACCCCAATATTCGTTAGAATATCCATTGATTAATTTAAAAACATCCGACGGAAAAATAGTGACTCCACCGAAATACTGGTCGAAAATATCTCTTTTAAAATTCTTATCCTCAATAAGAAAATCTGTTGCTAAATGTACAGGTACGTTGGAGTGTGTGTAATCAACTTTAAGTGGTAACATATCAATGTCATGAAACACTACATAGTTACACTCTAATTTAAGTGATTCCTCAAACCCAATATTAAGTAACATACCCCGATTAAATAATTTTGCATCATCTTGCTCTACGACTATTAATTCGTAATCAATACCCCTATTAGTCATATATTCAGTTATCTTTCTTTTAAAAAGAACTAACTGTTTATACCTATTCCTATACGGTACTATGATACCTAATTTATTCGGACTCGTCTTCTTTGTCATCAGATGTTATAAAGTTCTTATGAAATTCGTGTAGGTAGTATTGCATTCTCTCATCCCATCCAGCCTTATCTATTTCTTCAAACCATATGGTTAGAGCGTCCAAAGTATTACCTATTTTCTCTAATGCCTTAACTTTTCTTTCTTCAAGGAATAATCTTTCCTCTTCTAAGTTTATTTCTGTTCCTTTTTTTGCCATAATTATATACTTACTATTTTTCTTATTAATTTATTCCAATGTTTGTACGAACTATAAATCGGTTTATTTGATTTTAAAAATAGATACTCTTTATTTTTTATATCTACATTAAAATTAGTTTTTCTTAGTTCGTCATATAACTTAAGATACTCTTTAGAGTATGCGTATGCTTCGTTAATGTCTACCACTTTTTTTATACGATCTTTACATGTTTCATCCCATTTAAAATGGTGTACTTGTATTGAGTATTCTTTATATGGTGCAATAATTGGGTGGTCCCAACCCTGCCATCTCCATGTAGTATGACCATCGATGTTTGCATAATGTTGTCCATTGGTAATCTCAATATTACCTTTAACAATACAAACTTTATTTGGACAAGCGTTACTCATGGGGTATCTGAAAAAACCCGCATATGGGTATTGTTCAAATATGGGTGTATCAGTTTGTAATTTTGGGAAGCTACCCCCA